ACGGTCAGTTCCCGGCAACAGGCGACGACCAGTTCATCGCGCCGTTGCTGGTGGACGAGGCGTCGCGGCGCCCCAAGCACAAGGACGCGGATGCGCCAATTGTGATTGGGATCGACCCGGCAAGATCGGGCGCCGACAGCACGGTGATCGTGGTACGACAGGGGCGCGACCTGCTGCACATCAAGCGGTATCGGGGCGATGACACCATGACGACAGTCGGGCACGTCATCGATGCCATCGAGGAGTACAAGCCCGCCTTGACGGTAATCGACGAAGGCGGGCTGGGCTACGGGATACTTGACCGGCTGACAGAACAACGGTATAAGGTGCGTGGGGTAAACTTTGGTTGGAAGTCTAAGAACCCAATCATGTGGGGCAACAAACGCGCTGAACTGTGGGGCGCAATGCGTGATTGGTTGCGAAAGGCTAGCATACCGGCTGACCGTCAACTGAAATCGGATCTGACTAGCCCTAAGACCAAACCGGACTCAGCAGGAACGATCTTCTTGGAGAGTAAGAAGGACATGAAGGCTCGAGGACTCGCCTCACCGGACGCCGCCGACGCGCTGGCGTGTACGTTTGCCTTCCCGGTTGCTTCACGTCAATCCAGCTTTAAACCTGAACGCGAGATTGTGTACGCCGACCGGATCAGCCAAACAGCAGGCTGGATGGGGGCCTGACATGGCCAAGAAATCAGTCAGTCTTAGCGTCGGTCGAGGCGAGAAGCTACCCGTCAGCCAAGGCGCGGGCCTGACCGCCAAAGGCCGGGCCAAGTACAACCGAGAAACAGGTAGCAACCTGAAAGCCCCTGCGCCTAGCCCCAAGACGGAAGCAGACAAGGGGCGCAAAGCGTCCTTCTGCGCACGTATGGGCGGGGTAGCAGCCAAAGCCAAAGATGGCGAACGCGCCAAAGCGGCGCTCAAACGATGGAAGTGCTAACATGCCCTCACATAAACCCGGACTGTATGCCAACATTCACGCCAAACGCGAACGCATCGCGGCAGGCAGTGGCGAGAAAATGAAAAAGCCAGGCACCAAAGGCGCGCCGACGGCCAAAGACTTCAAGGAGTCGGCCAAAACTGCAAAGAAGAAATAGCCATGCCGCTTGTCAAATCAGCCAGCCCCGCCGCTTTCCGAAAGAACGTGAAGGCTGAAATAGCCGCAGGCAAACCGCAAAAACAGGCGGTCGCTATCGCTTACGCGACTAAACGCGCTGCGGCCAAGACTGCCAAAGGCAAGAAATGAACGAAAAAGATGTCCTTGGGACCATGCGAACGCGGTTGCGCGTCGCCATGTCGGCCTACGCGGACAGCCGTCAGGATCAGCTTGACGATCTTCGATTCATGGCGGGCTCGCCCGATAATAACTGGCAATGGCCCGCAGACGTCTTAAAAACGCGCAGCAGCGCCCAAGGCCAAGTCATCAATGCTCGACCTTGCCTAACCATCAATAAGCTGCCACAGCACGTCAGACAGGTCACTAACGACCAACGGCAAAACCGCCCAAGCGGCAAAGTCATTCCGGTCGACGACAATGCCGACATCGAAATGGCTGAAGTGCTGGACGGCATGGTCCGACACATAGAGTACATTTCAGACGCCGACGTTGCTTACGATACGGCTTGCGAAAACCAGGTTGTTCACGGCGAAGGCTACATCCGGCTGCTGACGGAATACTGCGACGAAGACAGTTTTGATCAGGACATCAAGATTAGACGGGTCAGAAACCCGTTTTCGGTCTACATGGACCCGATGATCCAAGACCCATGCGGCGCTGACGCTCAATATTGCTTCATCACCGAGGAAATCAGCAAAGAAGAATATCACCGCGAGTTTCCAAACGCCGCACCCGTGACGTCTATCATGGCGCAAGGCGTGGGCGACCAGGATTTGACGCAGTGGGTGGCCGAAATGACCATCCGAATTGCGGAATACTTCTATTTCGAGCATAAACAGGTCGATTTGAACCTGTATCCGAACGGCCAAACCTTCTTTGCCGACGATCCTCAGGACAAACAGTTCAAACAAATGGGGCTGCGCCCCATTCGGACCCGAAAAGTCGACCGAAAACAGGTCAAGTGGATCAAAACCAACGGTTTTGAGATCCTGCAAGAGCGCGATTGGCCTGGTAAGTTCATTCCGGTCGTCCGAGTCGTCGGAAACGAGTACGAAGTCGACGGTGATGTTCAAATTTCCGGCTTAGTGCGAAACGCCAAGGACGCCCAGCGGCTTTACAACTACTGGGTGAGCCAAGAGGCAGAAATGCTTGCTTTGGCCCCCAAAGCGCCGTTTATCGGCTACGGCGGGCAGTTCGAGGGCTATGAACACCAGTGGAAGACCGCCAACGTCAACAACTGGCCTTATTTGGAGGTCAATCCAGACGCCACAGACGGCCAAGGAGCGCCTCTGCCGCTGCCGCAGCGGTCTACCCCTCCAATGGCGCAAACAGGCCTCATACAGGCCAAAATGGGGGCTTCTGACGACCTAAAATCCACCACAGGCCAGTACGACCCCAGCCTGGGCGCGTCATCCAACGAACGGTCGGGCAGGGCCATCCTTGCCCGGCAGCAGCAAAGCAACACCGGCACGTTTCACTACGTCGACAATCTAGCCCGTGCAATACGCTACATCACCCGCCAGATCATCGACCTTGTGCCGAAGATCTACGACACCCGCCGCATCGCCCGTATCATCGGCATCGACGGCGAAGTCGAACAAGCGCAGATCGACCCCAGCCAACAGCAGGCGGTGACCAAGATCGTTGACGAGCAAGGTGTCGTCATCCAGAAGATCTACAACCCCGGCGTTGGCAAATACGACGTCAAGGTCACCACCGGCCCGAGCTACATGACTAAGCGTCAGGAGTCGATGGAGGCGATGGGACAGATCCTGCAAGGCAACCCGCAGCTCTGGATGGCCGCAGGCGACCTCTTCGTCAAGAACATGGACTGGCCAGGCGCTCAAGAGCTTGCCGCGCGTCTGAAGAAGATGATCGACCCGAAACTGCTGCAAGACGAGGACGACCCCGCCATTCAAGCGGCAAACCAGCAGATCGAAGCACTAAACGCTCAGTTGCAACAGATGATGGGCTTGCTGCAAAACGTCAACCAGTCAATGGAAGCCCAGGATCTGGCGATCAAAGAACAAGCCAACAGCATCAAGGCCTACGAGGCCGAAACCCGACGAATTCAGGCTGTCCAGCAATCCATGCAGCCCGAGCAAATTCAAGAGATTGTCGTTCAAACCTTGCGCGATGTCATGGATTTAGGCAACATGGCGGCCATGCCGCAACAATTCATGCCAGAACAGCAGCAACCGATGATGCCTGAGCAAGGGATGCCGCAATGACTTGCGAAGTCTTTATCGGCCAACTGTTTCTGGCGCGAGACGTCACGCACTCTGTACACCTTAACACCCGTTCCTACGCCAAGCACAAGGCGCTGAACAAGTTCTACACCGGCATCATTGATCTGGCGGACGACTTTGCAGAAGCGTACCAAGGCAAGTACGGACTGATCGGCCCGATTGCCCTTCAGTCAGCTACCAAAACCAACAACGTTGTCGAGTTTCTTGAAGGCCAAGTCAAAGAGATCGAAAACACCCGGTACAAGGTGGTCGACAAGGACTGTACACCGCTTCAGAACATCATTGACGAGATCCTGGCGTTGTACTATTCCACCTTGTACAAGCTCAAATTCCTAGCGTAAGGACGCAACATGGAACTTTTGAACCCTATGACCGATGCTCAGTTCGCTGCGGCAAACGCTGCGTACACCGGCACGGCTGGCAGCACCAGCACTTGGCCGGCTGGCCCGCAGGGCGTGGTGATCTGGTCAACCACAGCGGCCTACGTCTCGGTGGGCGAGGGCGTGACGGCAACGTCAAGCGGCACACCGATTCCGGCCAACACCCCGATTCCGTTCAAGGTGCCACCCGGCACGGGCGCACCGTGGCGTGTCAGCGCGATCCAGATTGGGTCAGCCGGCACCGTGTACGCCAAACCCATCAATATCCGATGAGCTTCGGTGTCGCCACCCGCAACGGCCTGTCGCTCGGGCTGGGCACGGTCATTACGCTGGCGACTGACTTCGCAGGGCCGAACCCTGGTCCGCCGTGGATCGTGCTGACGAGCGATGCAACACCCTACACTGTTGACGCAGAATTGCTCAACAGCTCTGGAACAAGCTTTTACGTTGTCGAGACGGTGCTGACCAGTAACGGCACGTCGTACAACCCCATTTGAGGTGAATCATGGCCGCTTACGAGGTTTTGCTTCTCAACACAGCCGTCCCGCAGATCCAAGCGGCTCAGTCCGGCGACACCTACGTTGTGCCGAGGGACATTGCGTTTAACGCAGGATTCAACATCGTCAACAACGACGCAACAATCTACGGAGTGTCCGTAGGCCGTGGCGCAGGTGCTGTGTCCACCAACACTGCGGTGGGTGCGAGTGCTTTGGCGGCTAACACCACTGGCGGTAACAACACCGCATCTGGATTCGAAGCGCTCCTCTCCAACACCACTGGCGGTAACAACACCGCATCCGGATACCGAGCGCTCCGCTCCA